CCGCGCCACTGGTAATCACACCTTTAAATGTTTCAAAAATTTGCGCGACGCCACCGACGGCCCCAGCAAACTCCTTGCTGCCCTCGCCAGCCTTGTTGAGTTCGTCAACATACTCCACCATCTTCGTGATAACCGGCTCCCAAACATCTACCACGCCTCCCACCACGCGCGTCAGCGTTTCTACGCTATCCACCACGAACTGAATAGCCTTGGCCAAACCTTCCGGAGTGGACAGATCAACGCCGTCAAAAATACCGCCAATATTGACGCCTAGATCTTTAAACGAATCAACCAAGCGGGTAAAGTCAACCTGCGCCAACGCGGCAGGCAAGTTTTTGGCAATTTGCAATAACAGCTTTTCGGCTTCGGCGCCAAAGGCGTTAAGCGCGTCAAACACTGGATCAAATGCGCCCTCATCCACGGAGATCGAGACACCCTGGAACAACAGTTTCAGCGCGCCGATAATGTCCACCCATTGATCCAACAAGGGCTCGCCAATTTTTTGACTGGCTACTGTAAAGCTGTTGATCATTTGCTGAGTCGCTAGATCAAGGTTTTTTGACATCTCGGCAAACGCCTTATCGACAGCACCTGTGCGGCTAGCCATAGCCTCTAATGTTGTGGAGAATGTCCCGGCCTTATCGTTAGCTAAAATAAGCGCGGCTTTTGCCGCTTCAGTGCTGGAAAATAAGCTGAACATTTTATCTGCGCTACCGCCAGTCACCAGCAACAGCCTTTCCATGACCGCTTTTAGCCCGTCGGACTCCAGAGACATGCCTCCCAATGCGGCTT